ACGACTGTTCTGCGCCGCTTCGACGACTCGGCTTTCGCCCTGTCGAACCAAGTCGGTTTCTGCGGTTGGACTCGCTCTGGCGGCAACCTTTTGGATACCGCTGCCGTTCGCGTTTACGTCAATTCTGCCACCTAAACCTAATCGGCTGATCAAGGGCATTCAGGCACGCCTTGGAGTGCCCTTTTTTCAACCACTTGGAGAAACACATGGCTAAGAAAAACACTGTCGAAACCCCCACCAACGTGCTGGCGCGCGTTCTCGTTGAATGCTCCCTCGGTCTGGTGGATGACGTGATCGAACTCGATGCCGACACCCTGAAACAAGCGGTCGCAATGAGCCTGGTCGATCCGCATCCTGATGCGGTGGCTTACGCCCAGTCGCTTGGGGTATAAACATGGCTGCGGGCGCATTCACCCTCTACGCAAAGAACAAGGACGACATTCGCATCAATGACATTGTTGCGGGCACCATCAAGTTGGCGCTTGTCTCGTCCGCGTACACCCCGAATATCACCACCGCAGGGCACGCACTGTGGGCTGATGTGTCGGCCAACGAGATTGCCAACGGCCAAGGCTACACCACTGGTGGCGCCACGTTAACAGGTGCTGCCGCCGTGGCAACCGCTGGCTCCAATGGGTACTACCTTGACGCCACTGTACCCGCGTGGACCGCATCGGGAACTGGCATCCCCGCGCACCGGTACTACGTCATGTATCTGTCCGGTACGGTGTGGGGGCAGGTGAACCCGCTGATCGGGTATTTCCTTGGCGACTCCACCCCTGCGGACATTCCGCTGACCACAGCCACCAACACCCTGACCGTCACCAAGCCCGCAACGGGTTGGTTTGACGCAATTTAATCATGGCCGACAACAGCACACTCCCCGCAACAGGGGAAGTAATCGCAACAGACGACGTAACCACGCTCAACGGCGCGGTCTCGTCTGGCGTCAAGGTGCAGCGCGTCAAGGTTGCGTGGGGGGCGGACAACACAAGCCGTGATGTGTCGGGGGGATTTCCTCTGCCAGTGACTATGGATGGTGGAAAACTAGTTAGCTACGATGGTCGTGCTAGTAGTTTTCGCATTCCTGGTAGAGCAGGAACTACCGGCCAAAAAATATTTTCCATCTTCAACACTACAGGCTCGGGCTTGCTTGTAAATCTTGAAGAGGTGCACGTGCACCATGTGGAAACGGTTATTAAAGCCGTCACTGTACTTCCGCCAGTAGTGCGTTTGTATCGCGTAACCGTAGTTCCCACTAATGGAACAGCCGCGGTTAAATCGCCGAATGACTCTTTGCAAACATCTAGTGCAAGTGTTGCCATCCTATTTGATGCATCTGCGGACGGTACTTCTTCTGCAACTGCGCTAACTGCCACGCTCACCACGCAGGTTGTCACTGGTCAGTTTGCTGCTCGCATGATTACAGCAGCAGGTTTTGACATGATACTTAAGATGGATTTGTTGGACGGCCCTGACGAATATGCGCTCTTGCGTGAAGGCCAAGGCATCGTTTGCATGCTGGATTACACGCTGGCAACGCAGAATCCTGTCACGGATATGTGGTTAGTTACTGCCGACTGGACTGAATACACCGTGGTAGCCTGATATGTCTCTGCTCCTACTACTCGCACCCGCGTCGGTTGGGGGTCTGGTAGTAGCCCCTAGCAAAGGCTCGCTGGTCCTCACGGGTTACACACCTACAGTCACCAGAACGGACAACCACACTGTTGCCCCTAGCAAAGGCTCGCTGGTCCTCACCGGCAAGACCCCAACGGTTGCGCAAGGCGCGGGCCTCACGCTCACACCCACCAAGGGTGCGCTAACCCTCACAGGCTACGCGCCCACAGTCGCCAGAACAGCCAACCAGACCGTCGCCCCTTCAAAGGGCAGTCTGACGCTGACCGGCAAGACGCCTACGGTTACGCAAGGTGCTGGGTTAACGATTGCGCCAAGCAAAGGCGCTTTGACTCTTACTGGCAAAACGCCGACGGTCACGCGCACCGCAAACGTGGTATTGGCGCCGACCAAGGGTGCGCTGGCTTTAACAGGCTACGCACCTACGGTTGCGCGGACAACGGGCGCCGGTCAAACGGTCGTGCCACTCAAGGGCGCGATTGTCCTGACAGGCAAAACGCCAACGGTTGCGCAGACAGCGAACCGCGTCATCGCGCCGATCAAAGGGACGTATGCCTTCACCGGTCACTTCCCCGCGCTGGTGCAGTCGGGAGCAGTGCAGGCTGTTGTCCCTGGCGCTCAAGTCGGGCGGCACACGGTCAGCGCCAGCAGGCCAGCGAACGAAACCAGCGGGCGCCCACCCCAAACCGGTGGCGCACGTCCAACAGCAACGGCATCAAGCAGACCCTCTAGGGTTGCAAGGACGACACGGTAATGACACTCAAACTTATCACGGCAGCCTCGACCTATCCGGTCACGTTGTCCGACGCCAAGCTGCATTGCAAAGTGGATGCGGCAGACGAGGACACGCTGATCACCTCGTTGATCACTGTCGCCTCCGAACTGGCAGAGCAGTACACCGGTGCGGCGCTGATGACGCAAACGTGGGAACTCTCCCTCGATGCGTTCCCCGACGCGCTGGAACTCACCCGCATACCGGTTCAGTCCGTTACGTCGGTGAAATATTACGACACCAGCGGCGTGCTGCAAACGCTGTCGAACACGCTCTACACCGTAGACCTGTCCGATGACAACAACAGCGCCTATATCGTCCCGGCCTACAACACGACCTGGCCCGATACCCGCGCACAGATCAACGCTGTGGTGGTGAGGTACGTTGCCGGGTACACCACTGTGCCCGAGCCGATCAAGCAGTGGATGAAAATCGCCATCGCCACCATGTACAAGTTCCGGGAAGGCACCGCCATCGAGCGCGCCACCATGATGGACTTGAAATACGTGGACCGCTTGCTGGACCGCTACTCGGTGCAAAACGTATGATCACCTCCACCCTGAACAAGCGGGCGACTATCCAGACCCCGGAGATAGCACAGGACGTGCTAGGCCAGCCGCTTCTGACTTGGGCGGATGTCGCCACCGTGTGGGCCAACGTGACGCACCTGAGCGGTTTGGAGTCCATTCGCGCAGACAGCGAAACGGCTATCGTGCGCGCCAGCATCCGCATCCGATACCGCGCCGGGATCACACCGGGCATGCGGGTGTTGGTGGCCGCGCAGTTCTACAACGTCAAGGCGGTCCTGATGGACCACACCAACAAGGTGTTTACCGACCTCACTTGCGAATTGGTGGCGTAAATGGCTAACGGGCGCAACAAATACATCCTCGGCACGTCCAAACGCATACCCCCGGGCCACAACACCGTAACTATGTCGGTGGACGCATCCGGGTTTCACAAGCTGATGGGTGATCTGGTGGACGCCGCCGCAGAAGCGGTGCGCCCTGCCGCACAAGCGGGTGCGCAAGTGTTCTACGACCGGGCTGTGGCGAACGTCAACGGCCTGGCGCACGCCCCTTTGAAGGTGGCCGCGTTGGGGTCCAAGACCGGCAATCTGAAAGGCTCAATCTATCAGGTGTACAGCAAAACGAAATCCACCGAGGGTGAGCAGGCCACCTATCACATTTCGTGGAATGCCCGCAAGGCACCGCACGGCCATTTGGTGGAGTACGGCCACATCATGCGCTACCGCACGTTCGTCGCCACTAAGGGGCCAAAGAAAGGCCAGTGGGTGACGGACAAGAAACACCCGATAGCGGCCAAACAGGTAGCCGCGCACCCGTTCATGCGCCCCGCGTTTTGGGCTGGTGAGGACGCGGCAAAAGAGGCGATGACCAATGAGTTGATGCGCCGCATTCAGGAGGCCGCTAAATGAGTCTTGAGTCTGTTTTAACAACCGCACTGCTCACCGTGTGCCCCCGGGTGTTCCCGGACTTCGCACCGGTCAGCACTGCGCGCCCGTACGTCACCTACCAACAAGTGGGTGGGCAGGCGATCCGGTTCATGGACCACGCGGCGGCCAGCAAGCGCAATGCGCGGATGCAGATCAACGTGTGGTCAAACACCCGGGCCGAGGCGGTGACACTGGCGCAGAGCATCGAGAACGCGCTTTGCGCACTCACCACCATGCAATGTGATCCCGACGCCGCGCTCACCGCCACCTTCGACGCTGACATCCCCGTTTACGGGTGCATTCAGGACTTCAACATTTGGGCATAGCGAACTAGCTAACCCACCCTAGCAAAGCCCCATTGAGGAATCAGTGGGGCTTTTTTGTTGCCCGCTTGTGGGCGTTTTTTACTTAAAGGAAATCACCATGAGTGTAAGTTTGCCTAATGGCATCGTGCTGGCTATCGCCAGCGTGTACGCCACCGCTGTTGCCGTTACCGTTGCCACCAACGCCTCTGAGGCGGTGCTGACCGCTACCAACACCTTCGCCGCTGGCGACTATGTGGTGTTTGTGTCGGGCTGGGCCTCGGCCAACAACCGCGTGTTCCGCGTCAAAACCCCCACCGGCACAACCCTTGTGCTCGAAGGCTTGGACACCACCAGCACGGTGAACTACCCGGCAGGCGCAGGCGTTGGTACTGTTGCCAAGATCACAACCTGGGTGCCTATCTCTCAAGTGATCGGCTTGACATCCAGCGGTGGCGATCCGCAGTACCAAACCTATTCGTTCCTGGAATCGTCCAGCGATACGCAAATCCCCACGACCACCTCGGCCCAGTCCTTGTCGATGGAACTCGCAGACGATCCGACGCTCGCCGGTTTCATCGCCGTCAAGGCCGCAGCCCTGTCCCGTGCCAACACCGCATTGCGCGCCACGCTGCCCGCCGGTGGTTTCATCCTCTACAACGGGATCTTTGCTTTTGATGAGACACCAAGCATGTCCAAGGGCAATCTGATGACGGTGAAAGCCGGTGTCGCCCTGCAAGGCAAGCCCGTGCGTTACGCGACCTAATAGTTGCCAAGGTGCCCCACTCGGGGCTTTACGCCCATCCGGTAGCCCCGGATGGGTCTTTTTATTCAGCATTCAGGAATTACAAAAATGGCAAAGATTACTCTCACTGCGGCCCCCACCTTCTCCGCGCCTGTCCCAATCCCGGTGCCCGGTGTTGGCCCGGTCAACGTGGTGTTCACGTTCAAAGGGCGCACCCGCGCGCAGCTCAAGGAATTTACCGCACGCACCACCGGTGACGGTTCGCTGGAAAACGCCGACCTGATCCTCGAACTCGCTTGCGGGTGGGAACTCGACGAGCCGTTCGATCTGGAAAACGTCACCAAGCTGACCGAGAACTACCTCGGAGCCACCGGTGCGATTTACGTCACCTACTTGCAGGAACTCACCGAGGCCCGCACAAAAAACTAACGCGGGCAGTCCGGTCGCTCTACGAAGTTCGCAACCCCGGCGAACTCATAGCGGCTGGATTCACGCCCGAAGATTTCGCCAACGAGGTTGTGGAGCTATGGGCTGAAAACGAGGCCGCGCTGGCGCTGTTCACCAGCATGGCGACACAGTGGCGCATGGGGTTCAGCGGGCCGATTGGCCTTGACTACAACCCGCTTTTCCACCGCATGGACCGCATGGTGCTGACCGGTGACGAGTACGAGATTCTGTTCCAGGACATCCGCATGGCCGAGGCCGAGGCGCTTGACGCAATGGCAAACAACAAGGGGTAAGTGATGGCAAAAGGTGAAAACGGCAACACCAAGGTACAGATAGAGGCGTCCCTAAACGCTGACGGCGTGGTGGCCGGTGCGCAACAGGCGGGTGCCGCTGTTGATGGGATGTCCGAGAAGATCGTAAGCGCCAGCGCCACTGCCGGTAAGAGCGTTGACAACATCGGTGCCGGGGCGGGCAAGTCCGCCGTCGAGATGACCCGCGCCGAGCGCAGCATGGTGCAGTCCATTGAACGTGCGACCGCCGCCTTTTCTGCGGGCAGCAAGAGCAGTTCGGATTACTACAACACGCTCGCCAAGCAACGCGGCATCGACCCGGCGATCCTGAAACCGTACCTCGATGCGCTGGACGCTGTGGCGCCCAAGCAGAAGGTGGTCAGCGAAGCGGTTGCCGCCACTGTGCCGGTCATGCAGAAGTATGAAATGAGCGCGAAGGCGACCGCTGCCGCGTTGCGTCAAGTGCCCGCGCAAATGACCGATATTGTGGTGAGTTTGCAAGGCGGGCAAGCCCCGCTAACAGTGTTGCTGCAACAAGGCGGGCAACTCAAAGATGTGTTTGGCGGTGTGGTGCCTGCGGTTCGCGCAATGGGCAGCTATATCCTCGGGTTGATCAACCCGCTTACCGTGGCGCTGGCCGCTGCCGCGAGCCTGGGTTTTGCCATATTCAAAGCGACCGAGGAAACCAAGGCGTTCAACAAGGCGCTGATTCTCACCGGCAACTTTGCCGGGTCGTCCACAGGCGCATTGCAGGCAAGCTCTAAAGCGGTGGCTGATGCGACCGGGGCAACCCAAGGCGCAGCAAGCGAAGCGGTAGCCGCGTTCGCCGCGACCGGACAGGTGGGTGCCGCATCGCTTGAGAAGTTCAGCGCGACCGCCGTGCGCGTCCAAAAAGAAACCGGAGTGGCGGTGGCCGATACGGTGGCGCAGTTCGTCGCCTTGGGCAAAGACCCGGTGAGCGCGAGCGTGAAGCTCAACGAGTCGCTGCACTACCTCACCCTGTCGATGTACCAACAGATCAAAGCGTTGGAGGACGAGGGCCGTATGTCCGAGGCTGCCGCGCTGGCGCAGTCCGCTTACGCCACTGCCACCAACGAGCGCATGAAAGCGCTGCATGAAAGTCTGGGTACGTTGGAGAAGGGTTGGAACTCTATCGGCGGAGCGGCTAAATGGGCGTGGGACAAGATGCTGAACGTCGGACGCCCCACCGACGTGGATCAACAGATTCAAGCGCTCCAAGAGAGGATGGACACGGCGGCCAAGCTGCGCGAGCAGGCCAAGACCGCGGGCTTGGGCAAGTCCTCACCCCTGCCCGGGAACAACACCGCCGACCAGGCTGAACTGGATCACTTGCGCGAAGTGAAGCGTCTACGCGACCGCGTGGCGGACAACCGGGCGCAAGAGGCGCGCGACGCGCAAATCCGCATGGATTTCGACAAAGCTGCCGAGAGTTCGCTGACACGCCAAGAGCAACTTACCAAGGCGTTGGCGACGGCCAAGGGCAAGTTCGGGGATGGGAAAATACCCGCCAAGGAATACGACTCCTACGTGGCGTCCATTCGCCAGAAGTTTGCCGACCCGCAAGCCGGTGCCCTCGCCAAAGCGACCGCCGCCTTTGAAGCGGAGAAGGTGAAGATGTCCTACGCCGCGCAGGCCGACGCCTACGCTAACGGTGAGAAGGTATTGGAGGCACTGCGCGCTGCCGGCCTGGTGTCCACCGAGCAGTATTACGCATCCAAACGCGAGTTCCTGAAAGCCGAGACAGACGCCCAAGAATCTGCGCTCACCGCTGAAATAGGGGTTGAGAAAAAGCGCACCGCGACCGGCACCACCAAGTCGGATCGGGCGATCCAGCAACTCGAAATAAACAAAAACATTCTCGATCTGGAAGCCAAGTTATCCAAGGTCCGCGCCGATGCGGCCACCGCCGGGGTGATACTGGCCCAACAGGAAACCGCTGCCGGGGCCAAGGTCGTCAACGTCTACGAGGAACAGCGCAAAGCGGCGCAGGCATACCTTGAGGTGGTGAAACAAGGCTACGACCGGACGCTGGCGGGCCAAGGGCGCGGGGGCGCGGTAAACGCCAAAGAGTCCGCCCGGGCGCAGATCAGCGACAAGTACCAAACCGACGCGCAGAACGCCACCAACGCCTTCGAGAAGGGTAAGCAGGGGCCGGTAGAAACCGACGCCTACCAAAAGCAACTCGCGCTCATTGCCGAGTTCAAAGACAAGGCCCTGGTGCAGTGGCAAGAGTATTACGACGCCAAGATCGCAGGCGAAGCCGTTTGGGAGGTGGGCGCCAGCCGCGCGCTTGAGAACTACGCCGACACCGCCAAGCAGGTAGCGAAATCCACCGAGAACTTGTTCACCAACGGGTTCAAGGGTATGGAGGACGCCATTGTGGAGTTCGCCCGCACGGGTACGTTGTCGTTCAGCAAGATGGCCGACTCTATCGTGGCCGACCTGATCCGCATCGTGGTGCAGAAAAATATCACCGGGCCGATAGCCTCCGCGATGGCGGGCAGCGGCAGCTTTTTAAGCATGCTCGGGTTCGCCGGTGGCGGCAGCCCGCCGGTTGGTGTGCCGTCAATCGTGGGTGAAAAAGGCCCCGAGATATTCATTCCTAAGACGGCGGGCATGATCATCCCGAACAGTGTACTGACCGGCGTGGCGAGCCAAGCGCCAGCCGCTTCCATTGTCAACAACAACTATTTCACCGTGGGTGACGTAGCCAGCGTCAGCATGGTGCAAAAAGCTGTTGCCAACAGCCAGCGCCAGATCGTCGCCGCCTTCGCCCGGTCACAAAACTACGGGGGTGCCGTCGCATGAGCCTGATCACACTACCTACCACCTTCAAGCCGCGCACATGCCACTTGCGCCTCTCGGTCAGCCAACGGGTATCTGCCGCGCCGTTTGGCGGATCGGAGCAGGCTATCGACTTGCTCAATGACCGCTGGTTGCTGTCGTGCGAGCTGCCTATCCGCGCCACGGCGGACGGTGCGGCCATCGAGGCGTTTATCGGAGCCATGCGCGGCCAGACCAACACCACCAGCGTTTACCACTTCGCCCGGCCAGCGCCAGCGGGCACCGTGCGCGGAACGCTCACCCTGAATGCCGCCGCCGCGCAAGGCGCAAGCAGCATCGTAATCACGGGTTGCAGCCCCGCCACCGGAACCTTGAAAGCCGGTGACATGCTGGGTGTATCGGGCTTATTGCTTATGGTGGCGAGCGACTGTACCGCCGCCGCCGGGGTCATCACCGTGCCTATCACCAACGCTTTGCGCAAAGCGCTCACCCTCAGCGCTGCCGTCACCTGGGACAAACCCACCATGACCGCTCGCCTGTTGGCGACAAGCGATGTGGGGTACGAGCCAACCATTGCCCAAGGTGTGACGTTTGATTTCGGTGAGGCTATATGAAAACCCTTGCCTCTCCCGCCGTAACAGCGCTTGCGGGCGGTGCTGTCGGCATCGTGCAATTGATCGCCTTTGGGTTCGCCAGCACGCCCATTTACCTCAATACCAGCAATTGGGATTTGACCTACGGCGGCCACGTCTACAAGGGAGCCTACGGCCTGGGCACGGTTAGCGCCGTCACCGACAAGCCTGGGGAAATCACCGGCCTCACGCTTGAACTTATCAGCGGCGACTCAGCCACGGTTGCCCTTGCGCTTGACGGCTCTGATGTGGTGCAGGGCACTCCGTTGACCATTTACACCGCCATCATCAGCTTGGCCGACTACACCATCCTCGACGCCCCCATAGAGTGGGTTGGGACGCTTGACACCATGACTATTGCCGAAGATGGCGGCCAGTGCAGCATTCGCGTCACTGCCGAGAGCAAGGCCGTGGACCTGTTGCGCGGCACCATCATGATGTATTCGGACGCTGATCAAAAGACAGTAAACGCCACGGACGGCTTTTTCAAATACGTCATTGACCAAACCGACAAACCCATTGTCTGGCCCCAAAAAGCCTATTTTCACCAATGAAAAAACTACAAGATTGGCAAGTGCGTTTTGAGCAGTTTATCGCCGCGCGCACCACCGCGCCCTTCTCTTGGGGCGCCAACGACTGCGCCATCTTCGCCGCCGATTGCACACACGCCATCACTGGCGTCGATGTGGCGTTACCAGATTTGCGCCGGCACAAAACCGAATTGCAGGCCGCTCGTGTGCTTAAACGGCATGGCGGTGTCGTTGGTATTGCCACAGCCGCGCTGGGGCAGCCTGTGCCCGCCTGTGGCGCAGGCGTGGGGGATGTGGTGTTAGCCAAAGCTGGTAAGCGCGACATGCTGGCTATTTGCAATGGTTCTACCTGCATGGCGCCCGGCCCCTCGGGACTGTCCTTTCTGCCGATGCCCCCTGATTCCGTCTGTTGGAGGATTGCGTAATGCCCGAACTCGTAATTGCCGCCGTCGCGTGGATTGGCGCGGAGATTGGCTCTGCTGTCCTAATAATGTACGCGGTGGAAATTGGCACGGCTGTTGTCATTGCCGGTGGTTTGGCTTATGCGTCCATGAAGTCGCGCCAAGCCAAAAACCAAGCACGTGACGCCTATAACGCCGCGCAAGTTGATCGTATGGTCAACATCACATCAGCCACCGCCCCCCGCGATCTGGTGCTGGGCCGGGTGCGCAAGGGCGGCACCTTTGCTTATAAAGCATCCACCGGTCAGTATCAAAAAGACCTGTATCTGGTCATTGCCCTGGCAGGTCATGAAATTGACGCCATCGAGGGCTATTACCTGAATGACGAACTGGTAACGGTAGATGGGTCTGGCAACGTCACCAGCGCACCTTACTCCACGGGGCAAACGCTTAGCGGAACTCTCAGCACAGGTGTGTCGGGTACGACGGCAACCTTGCCAGCAAACTACGTGGTCGGTAGCGTCAACGTCACGATTCAGGTGGAGGGAAATAGGTCTTTTCAAACTCGTAGTCAACCTATCAGCTTCACACAAGCCGGTCTAGTTATCACCGCGTCGGCACCTGACGCTACAGTGAGCTATCAATATACGGTCAGCGGAAGCAACGTCAAGATCACCCAGCATTTGGGCGGAGCGGGGCAAACCGTAGACGCCGACTTGTTGGCCGCGTTCTCCTCTGATTGGGCCAGCGCTAATGTGGGCCAGGGTGTTGCATATGTGGTCGCCAAGCTCACCTACTCTGAGTCCAGCTTCCCGAGCGGCGCACCCAACCTCACCGTGGTGCTGCGTGGCGCCAAGCTCTACGACCCGCGCACGGGCACAACAGTGTGGAGCGAAAACCCTGCACTGATGATGCGCCATGTGTACGCGCACCCCAAGTTTGGCAAGGCCACTGTCAGCGCAGCAGAAGATACCCGCTTTATTGCCGCTGCCAATGCCTGCGACACCAGCACTACCTACACCGTGGGCGGCGTTGCGCAGACAGCGCAGGCGCTGTTCAAGGGCAGCCTGGTAATACCGTACGGTGCAGCGGCAAAAGATGCGTTTGACGACCTATCGCAAGCGATGGGCGGGTCGTGGGCATTTGCTGGCGGTGAGATATACCTGAAAGCAGGCGTCTACACCGCACCGGTGATGGCATTGGACGACACCGACCTGGCCGTGATCCAGCGCAATGGCGCAAGCGAATCGCAAAAGCCCATTGCCATCAGCGTACACAAAGAACGTGCTCAGAAGTTCAACACCGTCAAAGTCAAGATTTGGGACCAGGCGCAGAGATTCAAACAGTCACAACTCACCCCGTTGGTGGGTAGCGCACTGGTAACACGCGACGGTGTGGAGCTCGTCCAAGAGGTCACTTACCCGGCCATCGGCTATGCGCCGCAAGCCCTGCATGTGGCCGGCATCATGATGCGCGATGCGCGTGACCCTCTGACGGTAGAACTGCCCTTCAAGCTGCGGGCCTACCCGTTGGAACTTTTTGATACCGTAAGCCTTACGCTCAGCCGCTACGGTTGGGCAGCCAAGACCTTCATGATTTTGAGCCGGGTGTGGAACGCCGACGGCAGCCTGGCGCTGACTCTCAAGGAAACCAGCGCCGCCATCACTCAAATGGACGCGGGCTTTAGCGCCCAAGGGTTTGCTAGCAACACCAACCTGCCCAAACCCTGGCAGATTGGCGCGGTGGGCGCGCTCACCGTTACCAGCGGCACCAATGAGCTGATCAAACAGGTAGATGGCACGGTGCAAAGCCGTATGCGCGTCACCTGGGTGCAAGTGGCAGACATAAGTGTTCAGCAGGTAGGCCAGATCGAGGTGCAGTACCGAAGCGCCGACAGTAGTGGCGCATGGACATCGCTAGTGGTTGCGGGGGACGAAACATCGGTGGCGACCGCCGAGGTGGCGGACCTTCAAAGTTATGTTGTTCGCGCTCGTTGCAAGACAAAACTCGCCGTAAGCGATTGGACAGCACAAGTGCTGCATCAGGTGATTGGCAAGACCGCACCACCGCCCGCGTTCGACATATTTACGGTGATGGCGCAACCGGACGGCACCCGGCAATTTAACTTTGGTTATGCCGCCGCAGCCCCAGCGGATTGGCTTGGCGCAGAAATTCGATATGTCAGCGGAACCGTGGCCTCGCCAGATTGGGCAACCATGACGCTGTTGCAAGACGCAACCACCTATTACACCAATAGCCCAATTGAGTTGAACGCTCCGCTATCCGGCACATGGACGTTTGCCTGCAAGTCTTTGGATACGTCAGGAAATGAGAGCGCCTATCTTGTGCGCAGCATCACACTCCCCGGGCGTCGACTAGGAAATGTTTTTGACGAATTCTTTGAGGGGCCAGACGGCTGGCTAGGGACGAAAACCGGGTGCCATGTGCAAGGTGCTGCGCTTGAAGCAAATGACAGTACCACCTGGGCAACATTGCCCGCCACCTGGGACGGATGGGCACGCTGGAATACTTCACCCACCAGCCCGATCTATTACGAAACCCCCGTGCGCAACTTTGGAACAGTGCTGGCGGGGCAGATCAACAGCACTATTGATGCGGACGGCACGGTGCTACAAGAGTTAGCTACAAGCGCAGACGGCACCACTTGGAGCGCTTGGAGTAGTGCAACCGCACCATTTTCAACTCGGTATTTGAAACTGCGACTTACGGTAACAGCAACCGTGCCTTTCCCGGTTCCGGTCATCAGGTCGTTTAGCTATCAGATCGGTGCAGAGATAAAAAGCGAGTACCTAAACGACATCGTTCTAGGCGCTCTTACTGGCGCTTACCGCATTGGCGTAGGTGACGTACGCATACCTCTGGCCGGGGTGTACAGCGTGCTGAAACGAACCACCATTGTGGTGCAAGACAGCAGCGTTGGGACGTGGACCTACGCTCGGATCGACCAATCACTTTCACCCGCGCCGCGCTGGCAGTTCCGACTTAACGGAACTTTGGCAGACCCGGCTTTTGTTGACTTTTTTATTGAGGGGTATTGATATGACTTGGCCTACCGTAGCGGTAAACACAACCAACGTAGACGCTGGAACCGATAGCCCGGCGACCTTTCGAGCAGATGCGCTAGACGCATTTCAGAAGCTAAACCAAATGATCGCGCACTTCACCAGTGCGGGTGGGCGAATCATTGGTGATTTCTCGAATGCAACGATTACTAACCGGTTAGCTTTTCAAACCAGTACGCTAAATTCAGCCGCGCAGGTTCCTATTCTCCCTAACGGGACAGGTGGTGCCTCCGGGGTGATCCCGTTCAACAACTCGGACCCGACAAACGCAGCATACCTACTTCTAGGCGCTCGTTCGGCAGACGTAACTTTGACATCGGGGATAACGGGTACAGGCACCTATCTGCCAATGACCTTCTACACTGGCGGAAGTTTAAAAGCAACACTTGATAACTTTGGTAATTTTGACCTTGCTGTTGGGTCATTTGTGGGGGATGGGTCTAATCTGACAGGAATGGCAGTTAACTTCAGTGTTGGGGGTTGGCTAACTACGACCAGCGTCGCTAATGGCTACGGCGTAGGTTCGGGGGGGAACGTAACTCAAATAACCTCCAAGTCAACGGCTGTGACGTTGAATAAGCCAACTGGTTTCATAACAATGAACAATGCTTCACTTGCTGCTGGTGCAAGTGTGAAGTTCACAGTAAATAATTCAGTAGCTACAAGTGCAGACGTTGTGCTGCTAACCCCTCAAACTTATGGGGCGTCTTATAGGGTAGAAACAGCATCTTCAGGGGGTGGAAGTTTTGATATACGAGTAACAAATATCACTGCGGGGGCGTTAACTGATCCTGTTGGCATTAACTTTGTAGTTTTTAAGGGATCTGCCACATGATCCTGAAATCAAGCCTAGTTGGTGGTTCCATTGAGATTAGGAATATCTCAACCCTTGCAACTATCAGCATGACCATGACAGGCACCTGGCTTAACGCCTCGGCTTGATTATCTTTTACTAACCGGAGCCTTCTATGAACTGGAAAGACCTGTCTGAAAAAGTGGGTGCGTTTGCGCCCATATTGGGTACGTTGTTGGGAGGCCCTGCGGGCACCGCTATCGGCACCATGATCGCCTCGGGCCTGGGTGTGGGTAACTCACCCTCCGAGGTGGCGCAAGCCTTGAGTGTCAACCCGGATGTCGCAGTGAAACTCAAGCAGATCGAATCTGACAACCAGATTGAACTGCAAAAGCTGGTGGTACAAGCTGAACAGAACAAACTAGCCGCTGACACCTCCGCGATCCTCGCAGTCAACGCCACCATGCAGGCCGAGGCTAAGAGCGATCACTGGCCTACCTATAGCTGGCGCCCATACGTGGGCTTCGTGTTCGGCACCATGATCTTGGGCGTCTACTTCGTGCTGCCCCTGGCGCACGTCCCGGTCCCGGTTGTCCCTACCGAGGCGTGGCTTGCGCTTGGCGCGGTGCTCGGTGTGGCAAGCTGGTATCGGGGCAAGATGCAGGCCGACCCCGCAATCCCGACTGACAACCGTGGATAAGTGGATACCTTATGCGTATCACCCGAGCGGACGTGACGCGCCCGGAGATTTCCGCCGCGCTGAAAAAGCTACAAGCGACGACCTTTCCGGGGGACATCCCGGCACCCTTGAACCGCGGGTGGTGGTGGCTGGTTTGGGACTCGGGCTTACCAGTGGCATTCGCCGCTTTAGCCCCGGTGCCGTCGTGGACGGACGCAGGCTACCTAGCGCGCTGCGGTGTGGTGGAAAGCCACCGGGGGATCGGCCTACAGAGAAAGCTGATAGCCAAACGTGAAGCGTTTGCCAAGAGTATCGGTCTGCGCCGGGTGATCACCACCACCTACAACAACCCGCGCTCTGCAAACAACCTGATCGCCAAGCAATACAAGACCTACGAGCCGCAAGGCCGGTGGGGCGCAATCGAAACAATCTACTGGTACAAGGAACTCACATGATCGACCTGTCACACCTCTATCAGTATTGCAATCAGCGCCAACTTGATCACGTTCAGGCGGTGGAGTTGCACGGCTCCAACAACAAGGCGGCAAAGGCGTTGGGCATACCCCGGCGCGGCCTGGACCGGTCGGTTGCAGCGGTGCGCGCCAAGGCGTCCACGCAGGGTCTAAGCCCCGAGCACCAGTGGACGCACCCAGTCCCCGGTACGCACGTCGCCCAACGGGTATCCACGTACTACGAAAAGACCGAGACATCCCCCGCAGCATGGGTGATCGGCAACCTAAAACAAGAGGCATACAACACGCTCATTAAGTCCGCAATTGGGGAGTTTCTGGAAGATGTTGCGCCTATTACGGTGGCCCCCGCGCCGATTGACGTGCAGGGCGACATCATCCCGTGGATACAGATCGGGGACGCGCACATCGGTATGCTGGCGCATGCCGCTGAAACCAACGAGAACTTCGATCTGAAAATCGCCGAACAGGAACTATGCACCGCCATCGGCATGCTGATTGATGAAATGCCGAACTGCGAACGCATCGTTATCAATGACTTGGGGGACGCAACCCACTACGACAACATCACAGGCACGACAGCACAGAGCGGGCATCAACTCGACTTCGATGGCCGCCACCCCAAGATGCTGCGCGTTTATTCGCGCACTATGCGCTTTATAGTCGATAAGGTGCTGGAAAAAGCGCGGTTCGTGGACGTGATAATCAACCAGGGAAACCACAGCCGCGTCAACGACTTCTGGATGCGCGAGCTATTGACGGTGGCCTACGGGCACACCGGGCGGGTGACGGTGCTCGATAACGACAACGTGTTCATCCCATACCGCATGGGTAACACCTTTGTTATGACAAGCCACTCGGACAAGTGCCCGCCTACGCGCCTGGTGGGAGTGATGACCGCCGACTACCGCAAGGACTTTGGCGAGACTGAGCACCACCTGATTGACACCGGCCACGTCCACCACCACTTCGTGTCCAAGGAATACCCGAGCGTGATAATCGAGTCGTGGAACCATTTGGCGGCCAACGAGAAGTACAGCCACGACAACGGGTGGCGAAGCAGAAAGAGCATCACGGTGTTGCTGCGATCCAAGACCTACGGCGACGTGGGCCGCCGCGTGTTGCCAATCCAGGAGATACGCGACAAGCTGGCGCGCATGGGTAAAGGCCGACCGCAGCCAGCCCGGGCGGTGCACACGGTCTAAATGCGCGCCGCGATCTGCTCCGGCGTCTCTCGAAAATAACGCATTAACATGTTGAGGTCTTTGTGCTGGCTGATGCGGGCCAAGGTTTTGATGTCCACCCGGGCGGCCAGCATGGTGAGGGCAAAGGCCCGCGAATCGTGAAACGTCAAGTTCCCGGCCTGAGTGGCATCCCGCGCTTTCCTGAACAGCACGTCCAGGGTCGCGGCGGTGATGGTGAAGTCGGCTAACCGGCACACCTTGAGTGCGCGTTTGGTGATCGGGATCTGCGCCACCTTAATGGTTTTGGTCTTAACCCGGATGATGCGGGTTTGCGCGTTCAGCGTGGTCTTGTTGACGCGCAGTATCTCGCTGGCGCGCAAACTGGTGTGCAGGCCGACCATAAAGGCAAGCGCCACTTGCTGGTAGTCGGTTGCGGGCTTGACCCCCTGCCGGTAACCCAGGAACCTGAGAATCGCCAGAATACGTTTCCAATCCCAAATAGCGGTGCGCGGGTCGCTGTCCTTGGGCATGTCGACCAACTTGAACGGGTCGTGCTCGATCCACTTCCACTCGTCCCGCGCTTTCGTGATCACGTTGTGCAAGAGGTTGCGTTCGCGCAGCACGGTGCTGCCGATCACGGCGCGGTGGGTGGAGTCCCCATTGAGTCTAAAGTCGCGCCATGCGGCGATCTGTGGCTGTTGCAGGTCGGTGAGCGGCACGTCGCCAAAGTACCGCAGCATCGCATCCAGCCGCAGACATTCCCACTTCTCACCCGGCTTTGCGCTGGACACCTCGCGCTTGTACCGCTCCACCGCCTGGCCGAAGGTGTGATCCCCACCCGGACGCGCCGCGGCGAATTCTGTTTCTTTTATCCGCCCCCAATCGCGGGCCAAGGTTTTGGTGGGCCACACCTTGCTGGCGCGTTGACCGTTCTTTTCGACGTGGCAGCGGTAGCCCTTGGGGTGCGCTTCGATGTACATGGTTTTGGCTTTGTGGGGGATCGTATGGGGGATTCGTGGGGGAAGTATGCCCCAAAACAACCCATAACGCCCGACAATCCTGAACAATCCTGAACAACGCTGGCGCAGTACGGATAGCGTTTTCATTGGTAAAACACTGAAAAGCCTTATGAATCAAACACTTAGGGTTTACCCT